CAGGAACGAGCTACAGTTCGATTGGCACAAGCAATGAAACAACATATACTCAAATCACGCCTAGTCCCAGCACTGAATGGGAAGAGATAGCATAGAGGTGAATTAAATGGCTAGTACATTTGTAAATGATCTTAGACTGGAGGAGATGGCGACAGGCGAAAACTCCGGTACGTGGGGAACCAAGACCAACACAAACCTAGAGTTGATTGGCGAAGCATTGGGGTTTGGTACAGAGAGCATCACGACGAATGCTGACACACATACCAGTACGATAGCGGACGCTACTTCCGATCCAGCACGGGCGATGTACATAAAGTACACCGGAACCCTAGACTCCACTTGTACGATTACTATTGCTCCTAACACTATTAGCCGTCTTCATTTCATAGAAAACGGAACTAGTGGTTCACAAGATATAATTATCAAGCAAGGGTCTGGTGCAACCGTGACCATCCCCGCTGGAAAATGTTCAGTGGTTTATTTAGATGGGGCGGGGAGTGGAGCCGCCGTTGTAGACGCTCTGACAGCCCTTAATGTCGCTGGCGACATAACAGCCGCTGGAACACTAAATGCTACAGGTGACACGTCCGCAGGAGACAGTGCGGCTCTGGGATTCGCATCGGCAGACGGTTGCATTATAACTGGCCAAGGATCGACAAATGACGTCAGTATAAAAAATGATGCTGATGCTACAGTCATTGCTATACCAACAGGAACGGATGATGTTGAGTTTACAGATGACGTAAAACTCAAATCAGATTCTGCTGTTTTGTCATTTGGGGCAGATAGTGATGTGACCTTAACTCACGCGGCTGACACTAGCCTAACCTGTAACTTAATGATGGCCGCCACTACTTTTGAGCCTACTGGAGACACGTCAGCAGGAGATGCGGCGGCATTTGGGCATACTTCCAGCGAAGGTGCAATTATTACAGGCCAAGGATCAAGCACTGATGTCACCATCAAGAACGACGCAGATGCAACTGTTGCTTCAATTGCGACGGGAACAACAGTCTTCACAATGAACGATGATGTCACCGTAGTCGGAAGGGCAGTCGGAAGTACGATCACTGCCGAAAACGACGCAACTTATGATTTAGCCGTGGGTAATAATTTTACAACCACAACAGCAGGCACTGTGACGGTGACCTTTACAAACAAAGCCGCAGGACAGTCAGGCTGTATTAAGTTCGTTAACGGTGGAAATCATACTGTAAACGCCCATGCGGATGTAGCAATAAGCGCGACAGGGTTAGCGGCATTAGCCGTTACAGGAACCTATCTAGTGACTTACTATGTTACAGCCGCAAGTGGCGACAATACGATTTTACTTAGCGTCACAGCCGCATTAACTTAGGGATAAGTTATGAGCATTATTCAAGGTGTAGGGTCAGGCGAAGTATCGACGGGACTTTATCCGTTTCCTATAGGTCAGTCGTTGAGATTCAACGATGATGATAACACCTACCTAGAACGAACAATGGTTACGCCTACCGACAACCTAAAGTTTACGATAGCATTTTGGGTCAAAAGAGCGAATCTAGGCACTGATCAGTACATCATTTCAGCGGATGATGGTGCTAACGCCGCTAGAATTCAATTTGAAGACGATGACACTTTAAGAATCAAGGCGGCACATACGTCATCAGGCACTCCCGTCTTAAATTACGTAACTACAAGAGTATTCAAGGACATAGGGAGTTGGTACCACATTGTATTTGCGTATGATTCAGCAAACAGCACGGACACCAGCAGAGCTAGACTATACGTAAACGGCACGGAAATAACTGATTTTTCCACGTATACAAAAGCAAACCTTAATGATTCTATTCTCCTAAATAGTGCTAACGATCATCATATTGGCAATTATGCTTTGAACCAAAATAATGATTTAGATGGTTACTTAGCACAATTTTATCTTGTCGATGGTGAGGCTTTAACGCCAAGCACTTTCGGCGAGACAAAAAATGATATATGGGTAGCAAAAAATGCAACAACAGCTATAACAGCTTTGAGCAATGGTTTTGGAAACAATGGTTTTTACCTGACCTTTGCAGATAGTTCAGATATTGGGGCTGATTCGTCTGGTCAAGACCACGACTTTACAAATAATAATTTAACAGCAAGCGACGTGGTCAATGATAGCCCAACAAAAAATCATGCCACGCTCGGAGCGCAACGAATTTTAACTCACACCTTGTCAGACGGTAATTTAAAAAGCACAAATAGCAGTGGTACGCATGGTGGAACCACAGCGACTTTTAACTATCCAACATCGGGTAAGTGGTATCACGAGGTGACTATTCTCGCGGAGACAGATGACAAAGGACAAGGTGTTGGGATAGGGAATCAAATTGATAGGGACGTTACTGATTGGGGTAACTATCTTAATCTAATTGCTTATCTTTCAGACGGGACAAAACTTGTTGATACGGGGTATGCATCGTATGGAACTGCCCACGCTGTGGGTAATATTATTGGTGTAGCCTATAACGCCGACGATCAGGAATTACAGTTTTACTTAGCTACTTCTGCTGGTCAAACTGCTTCAAGTCAAGGAACAATAGACACGTCAGAAATGGATGGGCAAGTAGACTTCAATAATTTATGCCCGCTAGTTTTTGGTAGACAAGTTACGCAAACTTTTAATTTTGGCCAGAGTGCTTTTAATGGCACGGATGGTTCAGGGACATTGCCTACTGGATTCGCGGCACTTAACACAGCTAATCTTGCTGATCCATCTATTGATCCCAATGACGACGAAACACCAGATCAGTATTTCGACACAAAAGTATACACACCAAATAATGGAACACTATCAGTTACGGGTTTGGAATTTCAGCCAGATTGGGTGTGGATAAAAGTTAGAAACACAGATCTTGCACACGCATGGTTTGATTCGGTGCGGGGAACATCCACAGCAGGATCAAGTAATACGGCCATAGGCTCTAACAGAAGTGACAGAGAAGGAAATGGTAACGGTGTGTTGTCTTCGTTTGACTCCGGTGGATTTACGGTTGCGGGAGGAAGCTCCGGATCAAATCCTCGCAGTTTAGTTAATAAAGGCACAACCGCAAATGAGTACGTGGCATGGACTTGGAAAGCCGGTGGCGCACCGACTGCCGATAACTCCGCAGGAGTAGGGGCAACACCGACGGCAGGAAGTGTGAAGATTGATGGCGCAAATTTAGGTTCTGCACTTGCAGGGACGGTTGCGGCAACAAGGCTTTCAGCAAACACTGAAAGTGGGTTCAGTATAGTTACTTTTGAGGCACCGTCTGTTGGTAGCAAAACTGTTGCACATGGGCTTTCAAGTCCGCCTGAAATGCTTATCTTCAAATCTAGGTCTAATAACACCGGCTGGATTATTCAACATGTAGGAATTGCTGACGCTGATCCTTTTACAGATTTTATTAGTTTTACTACGGGGGCGGCTTCAGACAACGCCACTGTAAGCGATGACACGGCCCCAACCAGCAGTGTTTTTACGATTGGATCAGGTTTTACCTCAGGGAACTATGGAACCAATCAGGTCGCTTATTGTTTTCACAGCGTAGATGGATTTAGTAAATTCGCTCATTATATTGGCAATGGTCAGTCAAATGGCACGTTTGTTTTTACGGGATTCAGACCCGCTATGGTTATAATCAAAAGCACGAGTAGCGGAGAGCGTTGGAATATTTTCGATAATAAAAGAGATCCTGACAACATTGTGACTCAAATATTATTCCCAAGTGAGTCCGTTGTTGAGTCTACCTCTTCTAACGGACCAGACTTTTTTGCTAACGGGTTCAAAGTAAGAGGCAACGTAGGTAACTGGAATCACGATGGTGAAAGATATATTTATATGGCGATTGCTGACCAACCATTTAAGTACTCTAACGCAAGATAGGAAATTTTTATGTGGAAGCTAGGTGACAAAATTATACGAGAGGGTCGATCATGGGTTGGATCAGATGGCACACAATACTCATCCTCATGGTCGCGGATGACGGATGCAGAAAAGAAAGCCGCAGGTTTAACGTATGTAGCTGACCCGAAGCCTTGGGATAACAGGTTTTATCATGGGTGGGATTCAGAAGAAAAGAACTTAGTCGAAAGAAAAATCGACGACGAAGACGCTACAGATGAAAGCGGCAACAAATTAAAAGATGAAAACGGAAATCAAGTCGTTAACCTTGGACTCAAATCAGTCGCAATCGCTAAAACGAAACAAATGGCAGAAGGCTTGTTACAAAAAACAGACTGGTATGTCATTCGTAAATCAGAGGCGGGAACTGCCATACCCTCTTCCGTTACAACTTACAGAACGGCTGTCCGCACTGCGTGTAAAACCATCGAAGATGCCATAACCGCTTGTGACACTCATGCAAAGTTCATGGCTTTGTATGATGTGCCTGTTGACGGCAAAGGTCTTCCAACAGGTAATGCGCCGATTAACGATTGGCCTGATGAAACCTGATGAGCAAGGTAACTGTGCAGGATGTTAAGGCCCAGATTGACACCCACGAAGCTGTTTGTGCTGAAAGGTGGAAAGAGACTATCGAAAGGATTAGAAGGATAGAGATGATTATAATTGGGACGGCTGGGGCGACGATACTGCTCTTGATCTCAATCATAGTCAGAACTTAGTAATCCAAAAGTTCAGATGAACTTTTGAATTCATCTACGAGGAATTTAGACTCATGCCATTATCTAAGCTGTCTTTTCAGGCTGGTATTAACAGGGAGTCTACGTCTTATGCTAACGAAGGCGGTTGGTTTGATTGCGACAAAATAAGATTCCGTCAAGGCTATGTCGAAAAAATAGGTGGCTGGGTCAAAAAAAGCAATCAATCGTTTTTAGGTAGCCCACGGGATTTACATAATTGGGTCGCCCTAGATGGGTCTCAGTACATTTCTGTTGGCACACCTATAAAATATTACATAGAGGAGGGTGGTGCCTATAACGACATAACACCACTAAGATTGACGTCAGGTGCAGGAGACGCAACTTTCTCTGCCACAAATGGGTCATCATTAATCACCGTAACAGAAGCCGATCATGGAGTCATAGAGGGTTCTTTCGTTACGTTTTCTGGTGCTGTTTCTCTGGGTGGCAACATAACCGCAGATGTTTTGAATCAAGAGTATCGCGTCGAAGAACGAACTGCTTCTAACACGTTTACCATCAAGGCTAGAGAGGCATCGACTTCTATTGGAAGTATCACTGTCAATGGAGAGCTTTCTCCTGTTGAGGTAACAGCTAATTCATCAGACACTGGCAACGGAGGCGGTTCTACTGTGGCCGCTTACCAGATTAATCCCGGACTAGATACTGTGGTCGCTGGTAACGGATGGGGCGCGGGTACTTGGGGCAGAGAAACATGGAACTCCGGTACATCCGCAACAGCTACTAGTGACGTGTTACGTCTTTGGCAACAAGATAACTTCGGAGAAGACTTGCTTCTTAATGTCGTGGATGGACAAATATTTTTCTGGGATAAAAGCACAAGTTCAAACCTAGGTGGTTTTGGTAGGTGTGTAGAGCTGAAAGATCTTGCGGGAGCAGACTCCGCAGTGCCTACTGTTGCGAGGCAAGTGTTGGTTTCAGACAATGATCGCCATGTTATTGTATTCGGTTGTGATCCCATAGAAGCGATAGGTACGCAAGATCCGCTCCTGATTAGATTCGGTAGTAGCGCAAGTCTCACGTCTTTTGAAATACGCCCTGAAAATACAGCAGGCTTCTTGAGGGTAGGATCAGGGTCAGCAATTGTTAGAGCGATAGAAACACGAGAACAAATATTAGTGTTTACGGAGTCCTCCCTGCATTCCCTACAGTTTCTTGGCGCTCCGTTTTTCTTTGGTCTGACTCAAATTTCGGAAAACACCACCATCATGGGCATGAACTCGGCAGTAGCTGTTGATGATGTGGTTTACTGGATGGGTAAAAATGATTTCTATGTTTTTGATGGCAGGGCCAAAAAAATCCCATGCACTGTCAAAGAATTTGTGTTTTCTGACTTCAACCAAAATCAAGCGGATCAGGTCATAGCAGGGGCTAATTCTTCTTTCAACGAAGTGTGGTGGTTTTACCCATCTGAGTCGGCAACACTGAATGACAGGTATGTGATATTTAACTATCAGCAAAACATATGGTATTTCGGCTCTCTCGCCAGAACCGCATGGATGGATCGAGGCATCAATGATAACCCTATAGCTTCCTCCGGTGGTTTCTTGTTCTTGCACGAGTCAGGTTTTGATGATGGCTCTACCTCACCAGCTAGCAGTATTGACGCTCATGTAGAGAGCAGTCAGTTCGACATAGAGGACGGAGACAGCTTTTCCTTTGTCAGGAGAATATTGCCAGATGTTTCATTTGAACAATCAACAGCAGATTTTCCGACTATGAATTTGACACTAAAAGCAAGGAACTTCCCCGGAGCAAATTACCACACAACGGAAGCATCCGCCGTCACTAGATCAGCGACAGTTCCGGTAGAACAATTCACAGATCAGGCTCACGTAAGACTTCGGGGTCGATCAATGGCGTTACGAGCAGAGTCAACGCAGGTGGGTGTTAAATGGCGATTAGGCACCCCTAGGATAGACATCCGAAGAGATGGGCGAAGATAATGGCAAAAGACCCAAAAGTAGGAACTGGCAAGAAGCCGAAAGGGTCTGGTCGTCGTTTATATACGGACGAAAATCCAAAAGATACGGTGCCTATAAAGTTTGCGACAGAGGCAGATGCTCGCGCTACAGTGGCCAAGGTTAAAAAAATCAGCAAACCGTTTGCTAGAAAAATACAAATCTTGACGGTTTTGGAGCAAAGAGCAAAAGTGGCGGGTAAGCAAAAGCAAGCCGCCATAGCCAAGCGAGGCAAAGAGGCCATAAGGAAACAGCATGGCAAAAGCAAAAAACTGTAAGAATCCGAAAGGATTCACACAGATAGCCTCTTGCAAAGCACAAGGAAAAATTGCTAGGACAGGGGGTAAGTATAAAGGTAAGAAGGTTAAGTCAAAAAAATATGGCGGGAAGGCATAATTATGTCTAGAAGATTAAGCAAGCCACTCTTTCCTTTGCCCCCGCCACAGTATGATGAACAATATTTTGCAGAAATTGTTCGGTCATTCTCTGTATTCTTGCAACAAATACAAAATCCGGGTGACGGTAGATTCACAACCATAACAATCACCGATCTACCAACGAACGATGTTGGGCTAGAGTCAGGTACTATTTTTAATCAAGATGGCTTCGTAAGAGTAAGCCAGTTAGATACAACCTTTGTGGCAGGCACATCTGGTACGATGAGCGTAGGGAGTGTATCAGTTACTATAGGATAGGTGATCTCATGTTTTTTGAAGCTATTGCCGCTGTTGAGCTGGCTAACCAAGCGATCAATGGCATCAAAGAATTGGCGAGTCATGTCACGTCTGTAGGACAAATGGGTAAGCAACTGACCCAACTAGCCGATGCCCACGATGAGTTAGAAAAAGAATCTGAGCAAGGATCAATGGAGGCATTTTGGGCGCTCGAAAACATAAAAAAGAAAGAATATGAAATAAAACAATTATTTATCTACGCGGGAAGACCCGGCCTTTGGGACGATTACCAGACATTCATTCGCAACCGGAAAGAAATGAAGAGAAAGGCGGCGGAGCGTGAAAGGCTTAAAAAACTGGCTAAGAAAAGAGCCATCAAGAATGGACTTATTTATATTACTGCTGTACTTGCTGGTTGCTTGGCCGTCGCTGGTGGCGTTTGGTTATTACTTGCTATCATTGCTATGAAAGGACGGTAATGACTTGGATATTGTTAGGGATTTTTGTAACGGATATGACTTTTTATTTTCGAATCATCGACACATATCCCTCTCACATCGAGTGCTTATATGCTGGTGAGGCTATTGTTCAGGATATTGGTAAGCCCTTGAGAAACTATAACGTGGTTTGCGTCCCTGTAGATGGACTAAAAGGGCAGAAATTATGAGCGAGCTAGAAAAGTATGACACGAACAACAATGGCGTTATCGATCCGCATGAGCTTGCACTTATTGAACTTGAGGATCGCCGCCGTAAGATGGAGGATGAAGACGCTCAACGCGATTCGATCCGCAAGATGGCGTGGTTTGCGTTATTTGGTTTACTTATGTATCCCAGTGGTATTTTTATATGTGATTTGCTCGGACTTGGTAGGGCGGCTGAACTCATTGCTGACATCGCGGGGACGTATTTCATAGCTGTGTCGGCCCTTGTTGCCAGTTTCTTTGGGTTCAGTAGTTATCAGGCGACTAAGGAGAAAAAAGGATCAGAGTGAGTGATTTATGTTTTTGCTTTAATCGTGATGACTGCTGACGGCACCGTGATACCTGATAAGAAAGCATACTTTTACTCGATCAACAGGTGTAATTATTTCGCAGATCGGGTTAGTCGCACACGATACAACTATTGGACAAAGCGTAAAGTACAGGCGTATTGCATACCAGAGTGGGTGGACTCAAGGTCAACCAAAATACTTAGATAAAAGTTCACCTGAACTTTTGGAGAAGCTGATGATATTAGGTGTACTAGGAAAAATATTAGGTAGTGAGACGGTCATTAAGAAAGGCATGGACCTTATTGACGACATCCACACCTCTGATGAAGAGCAGATCAAAGCGGCTACTGCACAAAAAGTAGCGATCATGCAAAGTTACGCTCCATTCAAAGTGGCTCAGAGATATCTTGCCTTGATGTTTGGCCTGACCTACGTGTTGTGCTTTGTTATTGTTCTGGGCATGACGCTGACAGGGAAAGGTGATCCATCTGCTGTTTCACAAGTGATGGATCAGTTTCAAATAAACTACGCTATGTTGTTGATTTTAGGATTTTATTTTGGCGGAGGCGCGATAGAGTCCTTCACCTCGAGGAAGAAAAAAGATGATTGATCTACCAAAACTAAAAGCAGATTTAGAAAACGATGAAGGCTGTATCAATGAGGTATACCTAGATCATCTCGGTTACCCAACTTTTGGGATAGGACATTTGATACGTGATACTGACCCTGAGTACGGCTGTGATGTTGGTGAAAAAATTACT